GGGTATAATTCGGGTCGGCGTCAGTGCTGGAAACACCGGCGCCAACCCTAACCACGCGAGAGATGACCTCGCTATGGCTGCCCTGATCATACCACCGCCAGATGCGGCCGGATATTGGCACTTCACGTACATCACGACCGACACACTGGATGGTCGTTGGTACGGCGGGAAACGCTCCACCCAAAAGCATCCGTTGTCCGATCGCTACCTTGGCTCGGGCAACTGGATAAAGAAGCACCCAGCGCGCCCAAGACTAAAGCGCAAGATCGTGGCATTTTTCGCGACCTCGGCAGAAGTGTTCGCGGCAGAAGCCGGATTGATCACTTGGAACGAGGTTTTGGACGATCCGCTCTGCATGAATGAGACTGAAGGCGGATCAGGAATGACGGTAGATGCAATCAGACGATTGCGCGCGGACCCAGTATTTCGGTCATCTTACGTCGCCGGCATAGCCAGACGAAATGCCGACCCAGAATGGCAGAAGAACCAGGCTGCTAGGGCTCGCAGTATAACTGCCAACACAGAGTGGCGGGAGAAGAACGCTGCTGCACTTCGCCGTCTGGCAACTGACCCTGTGTGGCGTGCCAACAACCTAGCAGCAGTCAGGCGCCGCGTGGCTGATCCAAAGTGGGACGAGTCGCGTGCCGCCGCTGGACGGAAACGGTCAGCCAACTCAGCGCGTCGCCGGGAGGCCAAGCGACGCGCTGAGTTGGCTTTACCGAATGCCCAGACATCGTTCATGGCTGATCTTCTTCTCCTGCCATAATCCTATCATCTCCGAGGCCAATTAGTTTTTTCAAACAGCGAATCTCACCGCGTAGCGTTGCGGTGTCTTGTTCGGAAAGCGTCGCGTCGTTGCGCGCTCGCGTTGCCGCAAGCCGGTCCTCCAGGGGGGCACGAAGCCGCAGCCAGAGGGATGATGCTTTGTCGTGTGCGGTTAAGTCGAAGTCGGTCACTGCCTTGGAGCCTGCTCAAACGCCCTACCATTCCCAGCACGTCCCGGCACCTGCCCCGGCGGACGTGCCCCCACACGGGGCCGCTCCGGACGCGGGCTATTGTGCTTGTGCAGATCGACCGCGTTATCAGCGGTGTTCAGCTCTTTCTGCGTCGCCAGCGTCATCGCAGTCTTAGCCAGCTCGGCCTTGGCCTGGTCGAGATTGATGTTGCGCCGGTTGGCATATTCCATCATCGCGCGCTGATGCAGCATCTGCTCCCGGTGCAGATCGACGGTCGCCATCATGGCGTTCCGGTGCGACTCGTTCTGAATACGACCACCCTCAAGCGTGTTCGCGGCCTGCTCAATCTGCTGCTCAGACTGCAAGCTCTGCGCGTCGGTCTGCTGCTTCATGACAGCCATTTTGATCTGGGCATCGGCAGCAATCTTAGCAGCCGTGACAGCCGGCGCTTCGGGCGGCGGTGCGGCGTCGATCTTCGCCTGCTCTTCCTCGCTGTATTGAATTTCGTCCGGATCGAGCCGCTTTGACTTCAGGAACAGCTTCGCCCACTTCTTGGGGTCCATGCCATAAATCGGGTTCGCCGCCATGCCGCCCATCTGCGCAATCGACTGATCCTGAATGGCGCGCTCGACCAACGCCACTGAACCATGCGCATCTATCTGGAATTCGCCCTTTTCCTCGTCCGGCACGTCGGGATCAAGCAGCAGCCACTCGTAGTACTGGCGTACAACCGGCTCGGTAATGTAGTCATCGAACGCATAGCCGATCGACCGCAACAACTGGTTTGCATTGTTGTTCTGCAACTGCGCCGCACCGAACGTGTCCGGTGTGGTGGCGCCCGATTGCCCCTGCGTAATCAGCGGAATTGAGGTCGTTTCCTCAGCAAACCGCTCGCCAAGCTCAATGATCTTCATCAACTGATCAGTGACGTTCGGAATCTCGATCGCTTGGAAGTTCTGCCTCACATCAGGCGCACCGTCACCGGTGCCGAACCAGATCTTGTCCGGTGTAACTACCCAACTACCGTCAGCCGGCCGAATCGCGCCCTGATTGATCACGAACTGCGAGCCGGCCGACTTTCCAGCATTGTTCAGGAGCGCCCGCAACGCGGCATTCGTGACCTTCTGCGGCGTCTTCATCTGCTCGGCAACGCCAACGCCCGCCCATTGCTGCGCCCGGCGCTGCCACGGCATCGAATGGTAGGGAAACGAACCACTATCCAACGGATTGATCGTCGCCCGCACCACTGAGTCGTTGATCAGCGTCACGATGGCATGCATTTCAGGCTGCTCGCCGTAATCTGGGGCGGGTGACTTCTCGGACGCTTGATCAATCGCCTGCATTTCGTCTTTGGTCAGCGTGCCGTAGAAATACCAAACCTCGAAGCGGCCTTTCATCTTCGCCGCAGTGGATCCGCGCGCATCGCTGTCGGTGTTGACCTTGTTCGGGCCTTCCTCAAGAACCTGATCGATCTGGGTGGCGATATACCCGTCGAGCTTCTTCAGCCCGCGCACCTGTCGAGACGACATATAGTCGCGCTCAAAGATGTAATCGCCGTCGTTGATGTTCTCGCCGCATGCCGGATCAGGGAAGATGTTCCACGGATCGGCCCAAACACCGGCCGGGACGATCTTTTCCTTGATTTCTAACTCAACACCGCCGCCCTTCGCTTCGGTAATCGCCATCACGCGCTTGGACACCGGCGTTGGGGCCTTCAGCACGCCGACGCCGATGCGCGCCGAGTCAGCAATCACCTTGCGGACTTCAGAGCGGTACTGCGTTTCCTCCATCCAGTCGTAAATGCGCGTCTCAGCGGCCTTGGCACGCTTCCGCGCCATCTCGATCTTCTCGCGCGCCAAGTCCTGCACCGTCAGAGGCACCCGTGGCGGGGCTGCGGGCGGTCCTGGCACCGTTGGAGCACCGGCAGCGGCCGGTGGGGCGGCAACTGGCGGCGCGCCCGCTGGTGCCTGCCCTGGCGTGGGCATAGGTGGCACCGGTGGTGGTGCTGGCGGTGGGGGTGAAGCAGTCGGCGGCGGCGTTTCACCTGGCGCCAATGGCCGCGTCAACGGCATTCCACCCAGATCGCTGTGCAGGACCTGACTATCGTCCTCAGTCGCCGCGATCAACTCTGGAACCGGCATCTCCGAGAAGCTGAACGCAGCCTCGTCCGCCGGCAGCAGGATCTCGGTCATCTTGGCAACCCCGGCGTCCACATACCGCGAGGTCAGCCGCAGAAAAACGGTCGAACGGTAATCGGAGTTCTTCGGACGCCTGCCAGTCGTGACGGGGCCGTCCATGCTCATCGGCTTGGCCCATCGCGCGTCGACAAACTCGTGCCGGTTGGCGTCGTCTATGCCGAGATACGCCTCTTCGCACTCCTTCCAGGTGGACTCGATGCCAGTCTGGCTACGCGCACCCTTGGCCTCTTCGCGCTTGGCTGCGATCTGTACGCCGATGGCGGCTAGAAGCGCTACCGGCTCGTCAATCTCGGGCTGGATGGCCTCGCGAACGTCGTCAGGTAGGTCGGCGAGCTGGTCGCTCATTTAGCTGTCGGTTGCTTGAGCGCCGCATCAATCATTAACTTCCAATGGGATCCGCAGTCTCCGTTGCTTTCGCCCCATTCGTCCGCATCGTGGCCAGCATCTATCATTGTCTTCGTAGGCTCGCGCATGGCAGCGATGGCAACGCGGGCCAATACTACTGACATATCCCATGTAGTCGGCGTTCCAGCCGAATCGACATATCCATATGCTATGTCGCCAACAGCCTTAGCGACACGCTCAACCATCTCGCTATTGGCGCTCACCCCAGCAGCCCCATACTTTCGTCAACGTTCGAGAACACCGGAATGCTCGGTGGTGCCACGTCACCATCATTGCGGATGCGATCCACGATCTCAGCCAAACCTCCCCACGCATCCGCACCGTGGCTCGCAATGTCATGCATCGGCCCGCTCGGTTCGTTCGTGTTGCGTGGGATCAGCCGCTTGTAGCGCTTCAGCCGTTCCATCAGATATGCGCCACCCAGCAACCTATCCGGCCGATCCGGCGGCGTCTCATGGCGCGCGTTGTCCACATAGACCCGTGGGAACATCATGCGGCCAGCGCGGATACGGGCCTCGGGATCAGAGCGCGGAATGTCCTTTGGCTTGCGGCCTGTCAGATCATGGACCTGCTTAGATGCATTGGTACCGCTTGTCGGATGATGCTGACTGGCGTCATGCGGCAACCAATCGTCGCCCCACTTGTATTTCAGCTTGTCCATCGCATCCAGCATCTGGGCATAAGTGATGCGCGCGTCTTCCATGTAGTTGATCACGTTCAGCGCCGATGGATGCGGCTTCTGAACCATGATTACGGTCATCAGGTCATTCCAGCCTAAGTCCCAGATCCGATGCACCGGCAACCGAGGATCATACGGGATCGGGCGAAACCGCTTCTCGCGGATTAGCTCCAGCACTTCGCCGGCATAGATAGCGCCGGCCACCACAACGCGCGGCTTGCCATCCCAGATATTCGAGTATTCTTCCTTGGAATGGATCAGGTCGTATTGCCGCAGCCGTTCCTGCTCGTCCGTCCACCAGCCGCACTTGACAGCATCGCGCCAGTTCATCTCGACAACCACCGCGCCAGGCGGCGTGTTAGCTATGAACCGGTCCCAAGTCTCGTCGGTATCCATGTCCGGATTAAACGATACCCAGACTTCCGAGTTCTTGGTGCGGAAGATCGTTGGCAACAGGATCTGCCACGACCGCTTGCGGACCGATTGGGCTTCTTCCACCCAGCAGATGTCGAAGCCCTCGAACGACTTGATCGAATCAACCGTCTGGTCTGACAGACCGCTGAACCGGAACAGCGTGTCGCGTATCGTGCCCCGGATAGCGTTCTCAGTGACAGTGTAATAAGCCTCCAGGCCCAACGCTACGATCTGATCCTGAAGCAACTGATGCACCGATTCAGACAGCGACTTCTGCACTTCACGAGTGCAGAGGATGCGAAGCGGTTGGTCGACGCCGAGCGTTAGCAATGCTCTGGCCATTGACCACGACTTGAGCGAGTTACGACCGCCCCACGCTACCTTGTAGGGATGCATCTCCAGCAGGAAGCCGAGCTTGCGCGGTAGCTGAAGCCTGACGATCTTTTCTTGGCCGGCCATCGTTAATCGCGGGGTTTGACCCACTCCGTCTGCGGAAGGCTGATGCTGGTCTTCCCGCAGGCATGGCACGTGATGGGGCTTTGCCGATCAATCGGCTTGCCATCGGGATAGATGATGTCGGCAGACCTGGCCACGTCGCCGCCCTTCGGTTGGTATTTCACGAAGAACATAACACCGCCGCAGCCGTTTAGGTGCACGGCCTCAAAGGGATAGTCGTCCTTGCTCGGGACCATCAGACGACCGGAGGCACCATCGCCGTTGCAGCCGCGTGACGGCGAGTGACCTCAGCATCGATCTCGGCCTGCGTTGCTGTCGGGGCCATCCCAAGCTCGCGAGACATCTCCAGGCGACGCTGCTCGGCAGCGGCAGGCATCTCTTCATGCGCAAACGGATTAGTCCGCTGCCGCTCTGCTGCCTCCCGCTCTGCCTGCATTTGCTTCTCTTGAGGATTCACCCACGGAGCAATCATGTTCCTCTTTGCCTGCTCCGCCGCCTCCGCCTTCGCTGCATCTTCGTCGCGCGCCGCCTTGGCGTGGGCTACCGCAGCCTCTGCCTTAGCGTCGTCTTCGGCTCTGGCACGCTTGTTGATCTCACCGCGCATCGCAGTCGCTTTGTCCACCGCAACCTTAGCGGCCTCTTCAGCCGCAACGGTGTCCTCTTCCGTTACCAAGTTCGGATCGACCATGACGGGAGCCTTGGCTGCTTTGCCGTCCGGCGCCACGTCCAGATGAGCCATCATCTCGTGAGCAACCGCTTCATCATTCCATTTGCGCGCTTCACGGTGGCGGCGCAGAACGGCAATTGCGGCTTCAAGATTGGTGATTGGGTGCATGTCATTCATCCTATGAAGACGACGTTGTTGCGCGTTTCGTCAGACAGCCGCGAGCCAGTCTCGCGCGGTTCGTGCTCGATAACCTTTGGCTCGGGCTGCTCGCCTACCAATTCGACCAGCACTCGGACCGGGTTTGCAGCGTCGCCGCTCAGTTCGGTCTTGTCCTTCTGGCCAAGCATGTTTTTCCCCAGCCAGATAAGCATTGTATCCGAGCCAGCCTCAGCCTTGTGCCACTGGTAACGACGAAGCGTACCGCAACCCATATCGCGGCCTTCGTCGATCGCAATCTGGATGTCTGGATTCTCGCCCATGTGCTTGTACATCGTGCTGCGAGAAATCCCCATAACGGCGGCTATCTCGTTGAGAGTGCATCCGATTTTCGCAGCGTTCCGCACCATTTCTAGGTCGATCTCGGCCTTAGGCCGACCCATCACATTTCGGAATTCTTCAGGCTCGTCCGCTATCACTGCGCGTTTCCGATTCGGCGTGTCCGAAAAGTCACCCACGATTGATAATCCCGCGACTCTTGGATTTCTTGCCGATCCCAGGAAACTTGCGCTTCACTGCTGAGCGCACCTTGGCCTTAACAGCCGGCGATTTGTTCGCAACGCGAGCCAAGGCATTCCGCGCGTGGCTCTTGTCTGGAATCGGGAAACTTCGACCACCACCAGCGAAATCAGCAGACGGCAACGCCTTACGCGCTCGTGTAGTCAGCTTCGCCACGGGCGCGGCCTCCTCTGATCTGTTGTGGAACGCGGCATTGCGCGGTTGCCGTTCGCTGTCTGCTGGACGCGGGTTGTAGACTGATGCCGCGTATTTTCCGATGCGCGGACGTGGGGTGACAACGGCCATCAGTATTTCTGCGGCATTCCGGTTGCAGGCGTCGGAGCAGTCGGAGCGCTGTAGCCTGCCGCGAACTGGTCGTCGGCATTCCCAGCGGCGCCTTCGCTGGATTTGTCCGAGTTCAGGATATCAAGCGTTGCTTTGAGCGCAGCGCCGATGCTGTCGGCTGGAGTGCCTTGCGAAGATCCGCCGTTGCCCGCGCCTCCTGCACCACCAGTTGGCGCAGGAGCGGCACCAGCACCGCCCATGGCATCCGCGTCATCGTCCGACGTATCGTCATCACCGCCGCCACTGTCCGGCTCATCGCCAGCGTAGACGGTGTAGGACCCGTCGCCGTTCTTGGTGATCGTGACCACGACATCGCTATCAGAACCGGCATCAGTGTCGGCACCAGCATCGGGGTCGGGGGCGGCCCCGCCTCCCAGAGCGCCAGCGCCCATTGCACCGGCACCCGCTGCGCTTGGCGGAAGAGCCATCGACGGTCTCCTTACGGGCCAGCCGGCGTGGGCGGCGTTGCGATCGTGGTAGCTGTCGCCGTGGCCGAGGCCAAACTGGCCGCCAGCGCATTGAGGTTAGCCAGATCAGCCGCTGGCAACGTCGGCGAGGCCAGCGCAGCCGCGAGTTCTGCCTGAATGGCCGTCAAGTCTGTAACCAGCGTGGCGACGGACGCCTGCATTGAGGTGATGGCGGCTTCAACTTGAGATACTGTCGTGCTCATGGCTGTGACCTTTGCTGTAAGGGTTGTTATCGCCGCGAGGATCGTGGCGTTTGTTGGTTGCCGGTAGAACACCTACCGGCTGTGCCTTATGGCGTTCGGCGGGAAGGCTTCGGGGGAAACGCGAGGCACCGGAAAGGATTGCAGCGTCATAATCCGCGCTTCAAGTTCACCAATTCGGTCCACCGCTGTCTGCAATATTTTCGCGTTAGCGTCCTCAAGCTCGGCGATGCGGACATGAGCCGCCGCATTCTTGACCTGAAGCGCCGCAATCTCAGCAGCCCACGTCATGGCTTGTTTTACATCATTGCTCACGGCCGCATACTTCGTTGTGCCGTAAGCCAATTCATCTAACATCTTCTCGTCATCGCTGCCCATCACTTGACCTCCGTTACCGACGCTCGGTCCAACCATATCGGCGTCAGACGCCCGAATATCTCAACTTCAACCAGCGTCTTCACGCCGTCGCATTCCTTGACCACGCCTGGAAAGCTTGTGAACGGCCCATCATCCACCCGCACGCGCGCCTTGATCTTCAGCACCGGGCCGTGCTCCTTCGGCAACTCCAACCGCTCCTCGTCCCCTAGCAGGAGCCGCGCGATATCTGCGTCCGGAGCGCATGCCAATCGACCATCCGGACGCTTCAGCATGCCGCGAACACCGCGCGTCGCCTCGATTGGCTCACGCGATTCGGTTTGCGTCATCCGGAGAAACCCATAGCCTGGCAGGAGCGGAACGCGCACAGTGAGCCAGCGAGTTGCGATAACCGGATCGCGGCGACGGATCGCCACCATGGGCAGATATGTCTCGTAACCCTGCCGCGTTAATTCGCGGGTTCCTGAGACTTCCGCCTGCCCCCAGAAGACCACGACACACCAGCGCAGGGTGTCTGGCGATGGGACAATTGGCGCAACGGATTGCTTCAGCCGATACGCTGCCAGCCTTCGTCCAACCATTCCGGAAGTGGGATGATACTGTTCGTCGCCAATCGCGGCACAAGGCGTGGGGGTCAAATCGACGCCGACCCCATAGCCCGTGGGGTGGTCTTGTAAGAAAGCCGTGGCCCGGTTGTCAAGCGTCACCTTTTCGCCTCCAATCCAAAACTTTCTTCGGCACGTCGCGCGCCGCCTTGACCACGACCTGCTCGACGCCCAGCCGACGGTCGAATCGGATCGCCTTGACCAGCACCCCTTGCTTGTGCAGCCGGTCGGCTTCCTTCAGCGTCATCGGCGCGTCGTCCAACTCGATCCAGTCGTCCGAGCCGATCGCGCGGACGGCTATGGCGGTAAAGGTGGTTAGGGCGGACGGGTCGGTCATCGCGGACATAGCTGTTCATGGAATTGGTCACGGAATTGGGCTGGCAGGGCGGCTGGATTACGCAACACCACATTCACGCCAACGATGAGGCCCAGGGAAAACACTACAGCAGAGACCACCAGGATATCTCGTAGCGTTAGACTGGGTTCGATAGGGCGACTGAATATGCTCACTGGAGAACCACCACCCCTTTCCCGCCCCTCACAGCCCCGCTGGACGGCCTCTGGCATCTTTGCGCCTCCCAGTAGCGGGTGGCACAAGCAAGCCCGGCTGAGGTGTCCACCCAGGTATGGCCGGCGACTGTGGTCACAGCGACGACGCGCCTTCTGGATCACCGACCATTATCTGGCGCCCATCGGTCGGAATGGCCGCCGGGCCAATGGCAGGATTACGTCCGTACCATTTCTCCCGCGCCGCCACCGCCTTGTCGAAGGCTGCTAGGCATTCGGTAAGAAACTCGGCCAGCATGAAGTCCGGCGTGTTGCTGCCGTTCTCTGCCGAGTTGCAGTTGATTGCGTGCTCGATGTCTTTGCGTAGGCTCATAGCCTGGATTCTTCCCTGCCACAGATTGCTTCTAGAACGTCCTCATCAGGCGTCGTCCCGCGAACATTTTCGCATTCTTCAAAAACAGCTTTGGCCCGCAGATTTTGCCGGCCGCACTTCACACAGCATCCAAGAAAAGGACCGCCTTTTGGGCTGGTTCGCTCTAGCGCATGGGTTGCCATCAATCAGGTTCCTTCGGTTGCGTCATCGGGCACGTCGCGCAGGCTCGGCCCGCTGGCGTGTCGGTCCAGGTGTGGCCGGCTATGGTCATTGGGAACACGCATCGGTTGTGTTTTTCGCTACGCCAGGCCTTAGCCGATCCAGGGGGTGAGCGTCATGGTTCCCACCCTCGGGGAACATGACGCCTCCCCCCGGCTCTAGGCTGGCTTTGCGGTCATGGGTGGTGTCATCGTGTGTCATGGTTGCGTCTTGCTCAATCTGCGTCATGCTCTCCCTTTCCCTAGGCCCCTGAGCATGACGCACTGTCATGCTGCGTCATGGTCATTAGCCTTCGTCCTGCCATGACGCAGAACCTCGGCCTTTGCGCATTTCTGCCAATTTATCTGGATTAACGATCAGCCCGTCCCGCTCACGGCGCTGCTTCGGGCTGGTATAGCGTCCCGACAATATCAACCCCGAGTTGTGCCACGCTTTGAGTATTGCGGCAGCCTGGGCTTCCGTCTTGCCGGCCTTATCGACCAGGAGTTGCCCAGCCCAGCGAGCCGATCGGCCGCCGCGCGTGAGCGTGTATTGCTCGCCCTCTTCTGGTCCTTCCTGTATGGCGTCGAGGACAGCCAGCACAGCAGCCATGGAGAAGCCTTCCCATGCAGAGGGCGGTGACCAACGCTTCACGGTCTGGACGGTATCTGAGGGCTTGCCGTTGCGGGCGTTATCGATGTCCACTCCGGTCAGCCGTAGCCACACAGCAGCGTCAGGTGGGGGAGCTAGGTTCAGTTTGGCGTTGTCCACCCTGACATATTGCCAGCGTTCTCCGTCTGGGACGTTGAACCCTTTGGCTTCCTCGACCGACATCGAGGCCATGGTGACGGCAGCACGCGACGCATCGATCAGCGCCGACGCGCCACGAAATGCGCCAGCGTCACCTGATTGGCCGCCTTTCTTGAAGTGATGGACTAAAAGCACGGAGCAGTCGGCTTTGTCGGCTACTTCAGCCCATAGCGCGGCTACGAAATCTATCTGGTCGTTTACGTTCTCCTCGACGCGATGCGATCGCACGAAGGGGTCCACGATCAGGAGACGGATTTCCCGCGCCTTCAGTTCCGCGATCAATGATGGGACGTGAGGCCAAGCGATAACCGTTCCGTCGCGCTCAGCATGAGCTATGACGAGGGGCCGATCTCTGCCAGAATCCAAGAAGATGCGATCGGCGATCTCGCTGAAAGGGATATCGTGGCCGATCAGCGCGGCTTTCAGGCGTTTCAGTAGTTCGTCGCGTGGATCTTCGAGGTTGTATATCCACACATTGCCTGGATCATGGACGGTTTCGTTTAGCAGTTCCGTGCCGGTCAGGATGGCGAGCGCCACCCCGTAGGCGTAGGCCGTCTTGCCGGCCCCACCGGGGGCACCGATGGCCGATATGAACCGGCGGATCAGGAAGTGGCCATAGACCCATTCGCGAGGGGAAAGGGCAGCCAACTCTTCTGGCGTGACCTTGGACGCGGGGAACGGAAGAAGCGGTGCATCGCGTTTTGGTTCTCGCGTGACGGCAGCGGCTGCTTCTGTCTGGACAGATTGCCAGGCTGCGTCTTCGTCTTCCAGAGACGCGATATAGCCGGGATCATTCGATGGATCGGGCGGCTCGACGCTAGGCTCGGCGTGGCCGTTGGGGCGCTGGCGGTCTTCCAACTCAAGCGGCCGGTCTCTCCCGCGCTGCAAACCCCACAGTGCGGTGGTACGGGCACCCTTCCAATCCAACACACCGTCTGGCAGCGCGGACAACAGCCGCTCGACGGCTTCAGATTCAGCCATCCCTGATATGTCTAGGATGCCGCCGAGAGACAGCGCTGCATTACGAAGCGCGAAGTGCTTGCCACCAGGAACGGCGGCTGACACCCGCGACAGGATAGATCGGGTTAGCCCTTCAAGGCGCTTGGATGATAGTTCCAGAGCTGAGCGTGCGGCGGGTCGTTCGTCCTTTGCAGGTGGCCGCGCCAGGATGATCTCTAGAAGCCAATCCGGCCAGTCCGCTATCTCAGCATCCGATATGATCCGATATCCGGCAGACGGTGGCACAACCGCGTAGCCTCCCTCGCCGCGTATATCCATACCGATTGCGAACTTGCTAGCAGAGTTCCGCACGCCATGGACGTGCTTGAATAGCATGTGCCGGCCGCCGCTCATGGTCTCGTGCGTGCGTGTCTCCGGTAGCCGGTAGGAATTGGCGTCTTCCCAGTCTTTGGCACCATTGCGATAGTCAAAATCGAGGACGTCGAAGCCGGACGCTTCTCCCGTGCGGACACCGATTAGTTTGGCGTTCGGATGCTGGAAGAGACTGCGAACAACATCCGCGTCCACCGTGGCATCGCGAAAGCCCTGGCCGCCTTCAGCCTTGGCAATACATGGATGCTTACTGGCACCGCATGGAAAGACCGGCCACCCGTGCGACGCGACATCCAGGGCATCCGATATCAGCGTCACACTCGCTCCCCGACCTGATCGAACGTCGCGCCCCAAGCCCACACACGCGGCCATTCAGCGCGCAGATCATCCAGCTTCGGGTCACTTGCTGGCACAACGACATGGCAGAAATACAGATCGCCAGGGATGCTACGCTTCGCGATGTCCAGCGCAGACTTCAACTGCCGAACGATTCCGAAAACGGTATCAATGCGCGGCTTGATCTCGAATAGGCTGACGAAGACGGTCAGGTTGATCGTCAGTATCTCGCAGCAATCGACGTAGGAGACAATTTGTCCGCGCAAATACAGCGGCTTCTCAGCCTCCACATCACGGTGAATGAGCGCACCAACCGGGATGACGAGCGGGCGCCCACGTAGGAAATCTAGGAACTCTGCCTGCATGGAATCGTGGCCACGGTCTCGCCGCCACGCATCGTCGTGGAAACGGCTTGGTGTTGGCGGGAAGTTGCCGATCTTCACTTCCCCACCACCCCCGCCCAGATCGCGACCATATCCCCGGCCTGCTGCGCCGTGAGTCGCTCGGGCCCGGCGCGGCTGGCGATCTCGACGCGTATGAGCTGCTCCAGAGACAGGAGGTGCCTATGTGGCGGCTCTACCAGGTAAACAGCGCAGAGCCAGCCGTGGGATTCGACGGTGGTGAAGTCGCAGGTCATGGGGTTGCCGCTCACTTCCCCGCCTCCACATCGGCCATAGCTTCCGGCGTGAATGCTTCTGGCACCAACGCCTCAATTGCCTCGCAGATCTCCTGTTCTCTCTCCCAAAGGCCATCTATACAGACATCCCAGTCGTCGCCATCGGCGCAGCGAAGCCGTTTGAACAGACGAGCCATCTGAATGGCCAAATCTTCGATGCGGTGAAGGCGCGACAATTCTAACTCGACTTCCAGGATCGCAGACCGCATGGCCTTAGTCGTGCTGAAGACCGCGCAATCATCAGCGCACAGCTCCAGCAACTCAGCCCACGCCTGCAACTCTTTCACAGACCTAGCCATCCGCGAGAGTCCCGTCGTTCGTATCCACCAGCACGGCATTATCAGCCTCCACATCCGCGAGCGTGCGCGGCCGTGACGGCGACGCGAACTCCAGCACGCCGGAACCGACGCGACCGGAGACCGACCAGGTGTATCCGTTGAGCACGATCTCCGCGCCCCAGATATCCACGAAGGGGTCGGTGTCGTGCGCGTACTGCTTGGCGGTGGCCTCGCCGATCAGGCGGGTTTTGTCATACACGCGGATCGTCAGCTCGTTTCCCGACTTACGGCAATGAACTCCGAACCCCGTGATGCCGGCGAGCGTCAGTGCGCCGTAGCTCTCGTGCGCGACGGTGGGGGTTAGGACGCAGGGGAAGGAGGGGGTCATGCCGCCCTCCTCTTCAGAGGCTTCGTCTCTGCCAATAGCGGAACGATCTCAGCCAATCGGCAAAGTGCGAGCACATGGCGACCAGCTTCGGTCATGTGCCACGTCTGAGCGTTGGTATCGGCCTTCCCAGTTTTCAGATTTCTCGGAAAATCGCGCCACTCGACAAGTCCGCGACGTAACAGCGCGCGCGATGCTGTGGTAAATGCGTCCGTCACTGAACCGGTTAGAAGTTTGACTTCGAAGAAGTGGGCGGAATCTCCATTGCCCCGAGCATGCGACCGTTCGTATAGATCGATCGTATGCAGCGTGACTGCCATAGACTTCGTCAGATCGACGCGGAAAGCAATGCTGGTCGCATATTCTCGGAACAGGCTCATGCGCGCCCCACCCCCCGCAGTATCCCCGTCACGCGACGGATGTGAGCGCTGGAGAGCTTCTTGGCGCGGGGCTTGCCGGGAGCGCGGGGGGCGCCAGCCTTGGCTTCAGCCTTCGCAATCTCAGTCGCAACCGATCCGTCGTGATGTAGGGCGAGGAATTCCGCGTTAGGACGCATACGGACTCCGCAGGCAATAAGCAGCACACGATAAGACTCAACCGAATTCCGCCATGACCAGTAGTCGCCGAGCGCCTGAAGATCGTCACCCATCGCGTACTGGGCTGGCGTTGGCTCGTTGCCTGGGCGTTTGAATTCGCACCAGATTGGAGGCAGTCCCTTGACGCGTAGCAGCGTGTCGGGCGTTCCTCTGACAATGCCGCGTTGACGCTCGCGCTCATGCGAGAACTGCCCCGCCGCTTGGCCGCGATCGAACGCCATGAACTTGTGCTCGCACGCCAGCGCCTCGCGTGCCCAAAGCCGAGCGTGCTTCTGCAAAATATGTTCGCGATGGATCACGCACGCCTCCATATCTTGCCGAGTTTGATCAAGGAAATGACGCCAGGATCGACGGAATAACTACGTGCGATGGATCGGCCGGTTTCTCCAGCCAATAGGCGTCGTCTTATCTGCGGTATATCTGCCTCGGATAGCACAGCGGACCAACGCTTGGAGCCGTGCTCCATCCTATTTCGGCGCACTGCATCCTGCGTGTTATCGGCGTGACTTCCCAAAGAAAGGTGCTCGGGATTGACGCATGCCGGATTATCGCAGCCATGCCTAACGACAAGGTCCGAAGGGTCAGCGACAAACACCCGATACGAAAGTCTGTGAGCTAGCCACAGCTTCCTGCCGATCGATAGCGTCCCATATCCGCCGCCAGTAAGAGCGCCGATCCATAGCCAGCATCCACTGTTAGGCTCCGGAATACTCCATTGCTCGATAGTTTCCTTCGTCGCCTTCTGCCGCGATCCAACGTGATAGCAAGAGGAGGAGCAATACTTCCTGCCATCAGCAATGCCAGCGTCGCAGTTAAGACAGATACGTCGCCGCTTCTGCGGCGCGATCTCGTCGCTGGACAGCCACGCGGGCGGGCGCACGGACGGGTCGCTCATGCTGCGATGTCCATTCTCGGTTCGACCCACGTCTTGGGCGTGACGCGCCGACCGATCTTCGCGCACACAGCGTTCCACAAGTCGTCCACTGGCTTTGCACCGGCCTTGTCGCCACGCCAGAGGCAGATCGCAAAGCCTTCTACAATGGCCTCACGAATAAGCAGCCGGCCCTGTTCGTAAGCGATTTGCTCGGCTTTATTCATGAGGTCGTAATCGCGCGGCCACGAACAACCGTTCTGTGCGTCAACCCAGCCGCGATGAAGCTGTCGGCGCCAATCATGCGGGCCGGTAGCGATAGTCGTCCCTATGAACTTGCTATTCGCCATCAGTGCGTCCCCACAATTGCGGCACCGTTTAACTTGGAATTGCCGTCAGTCACGTGAGACCACGTTCTGCCTGACAAGATGGAGGTCACAGCGCTCGCAGATACATTCAGCATCTGCGATAATTCTAAAGCCGAAAATAGGTCGCTGCATCGCTTGATAAGAATGACCTGTTTAGTCGTCAGCACAGAGGCCCTGTTATCTTCGCCGATTGGCACCCAGTGGCGGCCTCGGTCCTGTCTGTCCTTTATGTTCTGTACCTGCGTTCCAACAAGGAGATGTCTAGGGTTGCAACAAGGCGGGTTATCGCATGTGTGGCGCACGATAAGACGCTTCCCATTTGGCCCCAGAGGAATGGGACCGTTCGCCACGATGAACGCTAATTGGTGTGACCCTATACTTTTCCCGTCTAACCAGAGGCTGCCGTAGCCATCGCGGTTCTTGGCGCCGATGAATGGCCAGCATCCGTCCGGCCCAGACGAAAGGTCGCAATTAGCGAAG